AAAAAGCACACCATAAGCTTTTTGTTTTAACATTTGGGTCAAAACATCTACTTTGTGAAGGGTTTACGAAATCTCTTAACTGTTGACCTAGTGATGGTGCTAATAAGCTTATTGGTAACGAAATAGCAAATAATATTATAGATATAATACCTAAAACTATAAATAAAATAACAATTAATACTGCCAATATAGGGTTTATTATATAAGCTACAATTGTATTAACAACCCAAGTGAATATATAAAATAAAACATTTATTGGTGGTAATATAAGGTTATTTAAACCCCAAACAATTTGTCCAATTATATTAATTAATAAACATAATACTGAAAAAATTGGATTTGTGTCTGTATGTATTTTATTATAAGGAAATGGTGTTTTATCTCCAACGCAATCATCAATATTCTTTAACCCTGTTGAATTTCTATCTCTTGGACCAGCACCAACTTTTTGATACCTTGATATAAATGAACTTACTGTATATATCTTATTCCAATATAAATCCCTAAAACTTGTATCTTTTGTGTCTGGACCAAATTCATAATCAATTTCACTCTGGTTTTGTGGGTTATTTGGTACCAAATATTTTGCTCTTGTCCTAAGTCTACCTTCACCACCAGTATCATCCATACCTATTTTAAACCTAACACTAGCTCTTGTTGGTATTCCAACATTAGGGTCTTCTGTTAATTGTAAATTACCAAATTCATCAGTAACAACATAATCAAGATTCATAGGTATCTGATAAGCCCAAGCACCATTTTCATCAATAACTTGTCCACCCTCAACATCAAAAGATTCTATTGAACCATCAATAGTTTTTCTAATCATATTAATGGTTCCTTGACTTGTTTCTTGTTCACATAATAAACCTAATTTTCTTCTTGGTCTACAATTTTTATTTACACTATTTTTATCTTGGTCACCAAATATACTACCCATAAAAATAGCATTAGGTATTAATGTATAGTTTAAATCAAAATCAACCCTTGTTATTCCTATCTCACACGTTTCAAAATTTCCCCAAAAAGGTCTGACATTAACACCAGCATTTGATGTTTTTATTTGTGGTAATTTATCTAAATTTGTACCACCTTTAAATTTTGTTGTACTTTCAAATAACTTTTCAGATGAACCTTGATTTATTAAATCATAAGGCCTCTGTGATGCGATACCAATGTCTGATATATCAGCATCAATATGTAAGGTATAAGTTCCAACAGGGACTCCAAAAAGCATAAAATCACCAGCGTGATTTGTTGTTGTGGTGAATTTATAATATTTACAATATATTTTATTTAAAACTTCATTATTAAGTATCTCACGCTTATCAGGGAATGTTCCAACTGGTGTATAGCAATCATTACCAACATCAGCATTTTTAGGCAATAGATTATATCTTACACCATCAATATTCCTATCAGTAATAACTTCATAAGGATATAGACCACTAATTAATGGGTCTTCTTTATCAATATCATCAATAGGTATAAAAACACTTACCTTGGCATTAGGAACCCCAAATCCAGAGTTTATTGTTACCCTCCCAACTATTGCACCATAATCAGCACAAAAGTTCCTATAAGCCTCTTCTTGAGATATTCTTAAACTTAATATCTCAATAAAATCAAATTCTTGTTCAATAGGTACTTTTATGTACTTATCTAATCCATTTGGTGTTGTTCTTATTCTTATTGTTTTAGACATTTAACAGAATTAATTTTTACTTGTTATGTCTTCAACATCCAATAATACAACATCATCTTCAGTTAATACGCTTAATTCTTCATAATCATCATCTTCCTCTGGCTCTTCATTTAATTTAACATTCATTTTCTTAGCCACAATCGCTAATAAATTTGTAATATCAATATTCTGATTAACAACAATAGTTTTAAATAAAAACCAAATAAAAAATATATTAATAAATGGTAAACCAATTATTAATACAAATAAAAAATACATACTATTAATTAACGTATTTTTAACGTTACTAACAGAAATTTTATTTTCATTATTACTTAAATTTGTTGGTGTTATATCACCACTTTTACATCCACAACTCATTGTTTTTATCGTTTTATTATTAAATAATATAATTATTTTATTGTTAAAGAAAACAGTTTATTTGACCCTTACTTTAATATCAGTTTCAGGGAATTTAATTTCATATAAACTTGTTGGTTCCCCGAATAAAGTAAAATCTTGTGATATATCAACTTGTCTGGTTGTTGAATCCAAATAAGGTTGTGAAATCTCATTTAAACTATATTTACCTTCACCTACTTTATTAAACACTCTTAAATCAATTACGTTTAATACACCACCAACATTATTTATTGCCTCAATCAATTGTGACATGTATATATTATCACCCATTTCAAAATTATTGATATTCATATAATTCTGTATGGTTATTATTACTTGTGTTACAATGCTTGATTGTGGTTGTCTCTTATCAATATATAAATCAACTTCAAACGCTAAATTTATTATCCTACCGTTAGTTACTTGAACATAATCATTTAACATTCTATATTGAGCCAAATAAGTGGCTATATTATCTCTTAATGTGCTTGTTGATGTATTGCTTAGTTTTCCTTGTGCATTTAATCCTAATATGTATATGTTTATTTTGTTTTGTTCTTCAAAGACACCACATCTAAATGGTACACCAAATCTACCAGGCATTAATGCAATTCTTGCTTGATAATCTTTAATTGTAACTGCTCTATTCTGAGAAGCAAAATTATATTTAACCAAATTCCTTAATTCATTAACACTAGGTTCATCTCTACCACCTAACGCTGGAAATGCGTTATTGACAGTTAATGATGTTCTAACAGCACTATTTATTGTCTGGTCTGGGCCATTTACTGTCATATCTAGTAATCCTAATCCATTAATAACATTAACCCCAAGATTTGTATCAGCACCACCACCAACTCTATATTTAACAAATAATGTTGTATTTGGTTTTAGTGTTTCACCTAATGTGTTATTATTAACGAAATCACCAATTTGATTTATTAAAGCAATATTTGAATCAAAATCACATAAACTTGTGACATCTCTTGAACCACTACCAAAAATCATTTTATAAAAACCCAAGTCAGTGTATTCTGTCATGAATTTTTTTGTTGTTTTTATCCATTTACCAACCAAAACATTTGAATTATCTGATGCTCTTGTTGTATCTTCAACATAAATTTTATCTTCAGCCAAAGCATCAACTTCAAACCACCTTAAATCATTATTAAAAAAGTTATCAATGTTTGGTGTTGTTGGGTAATTTGTGCCATCTAATGTAATTACTGAATCAATAGACAAAACATTTGTATCTGGTAATACAACTTCTAAAAAAGGAACAACATCACTAACTGTAATTGGTCTTTGATAATATTTTGTATAACCATTAACGACCATTTCTCTCTTTACCAAATTATAATTTATAACATTGCCATTAGCATCAAAATTTGGTAGAATTAATCTATTTGGTATACCACCAATTGTAAATGGACTTGAAAAATCAATATCTGACATAGTTTCAAATACTTTACCTGCACCAGTTACTTGTGAACCAATTCTTATTATTGGCGCATATGAAACATCAAATGTATCACCAAATGTCGGTACTGTTACCGTGAAATCAACAATTGTTACACTAGGTCTTTTACCTGGTACCTTTAACCCAAATGTCCTTGCTAATGATAATATAGATTTTCTCTCTTGTGCATAATCTATTTGTGTCTCTTGGAACATTCTGTCAGTATTATGTGACAACATGTCACCTACAGCTGCATTGAGTTCCAGAAGCATTAGTCCGATGGATGCATCGTTAAAATCATTAAAAAACTCACTATAATATTGTCTAACCATATTAATAAGGTCAGTACGTATATCCACAAAGTTTCTGGAAGAGTAATTAATACCTTGATTTGCCATAATATTTTTAATTATAAATATATAGCATGAAAAAAATTAATGAATAATTATTTTTTGTTATATTTTAACTATAATAAAATCTCTTGCTGTAAAAACACCGTCATTAATTGTGTATTCTAATTTTATTACAGCGGTATATTCTCTTTCTTCATCTTCTGTAACTGATAAATTATCAATATTAATTGTGGGGAAATATTTTTTTACTGTTGTTGATATTTCATCTTGTAAGTCACTATATGTGATACTATCATTTGGTTCAAATATATATAATAATAAATTAGTACCAAAATCTGGATTATATAATCTCTGACCCTTTCTTGTTAATATTAAATGCATTAAATCAGCTTTAATTGCAGCATTATCTGTTGTCGTTAAATCAAGAAAAAAACCCTCTGGACTATTCTTAAACGGAAAATTAATATTTATATATCTCTTGCTAGCCATATATCTTTATTTTATAAATATATTAAAACATAATTTTATATAAATAAAAAAACCCCTAATGTTATTTAGAGGTTTTATTATTTTTGTGTGGTGGGGTTATTTATTAAATATTTTTTTAACTTCATCCCAAGTTTTATTCTCTAAATTTACGGCATTTATTTTAGCAATTTCATCATCTTTAATACCTATAATATTTTTTAACATTGTGATTCTAACCCACAATGCACCATTTTCCCATTTATCATCATCGTCTTTAAAAGAATGGATTGAATTCATTCTTGGGTCGTGGAACATACCAATCTCATCTTCCTTAATAACCCCTTCAGTAATCTTTTGTTTTCTGGTAGTTTCTGTAATAATCTTATCGATTAAATTAACCAATTCACTTTCTTTAATTCTTACAACTTTTTTCATATCTTTTTTATGTTTTATAATA